CAGAGGAAAAAGACGAACCGTATAAAATAGTATGTTTCTATCATACAGGCGATTCGTCTAGAGATGTTTTAAAAGACGATCATCTAGGTATGATGAATACTATGAATAAATCTGCAAAAGCGGCTGGTATTACTATGTATTATGTAGATTATAATGGAGTATTTTTATCAAATAAAAATGGTAAGGTTTATATAAATTATTTTCCTATAGATGATAAAACTGGTGAACATATTCCACCAAATTCAAAAGGTGAGAAAATAGAATATGCAGAACCATTAGAAATAGATAAAGACAACACTCTGTTCTTATATAGAGATTTGCCTAGTGATAGAAAACATTGGATAGATATGCTCAAAACACTTGAGTTTCATGGACATTTTCTTTTAAATTCTTTTGATTGTAATTCGATATGTGGTAGTAAATATTTAACAGATGTTTATTTGAGACAGGCAGGATTAAGAACACCTAAGACTGTGCGTATAACTCATTCAGAGGATTCGGAAAGAGCATTTAAAGAATTAAAAAGTGATTTTCCTATTATACTTAAATTGTCATTGGGAACTCAAACAGGAATTGGTGTGGTGAAGATTGATAATATGAGAACATTACATTCGACTGTTCAAATGATACTGTTGTTAGATAAAAAACTCCCATTGCTGATACAAGAGTTTATAGAAATAGAATATGATATTAGAGTTATGGTTTTGCATGATGAAGTTATTGGTGTAATGAAAAGAAGTGTTATTAAAGGGTCAGACTTTAGAAGTAATGTTTCTCTTGGAGCTGAAGCAGAAAAAATGAAATTGACAGAACTAGAAAAAGAACATTCTATTAGAGCATCAAAGGCCGTTGGTGGTATTCTTACTGGTGTGGACTTAATTCCATCTAAAGATAGAGAGAAAGAATCACCATATGTATTAGAAGTTAATTCAAATCCTGGCCTCTCAGGTATTGAAAAAACTAATCCTGGCATAACTACAATGGTATTTAAATATTTCAAAAATCGTGATAACTGGGTACTTGACAATTCTACTTCAAAATGATATAACTATACTATGAACTTTTATACTAATGTAATACAGTGGGGAAACCAACTTCTTATTCGTGAAGTTAAGAATGGTCAGCGCACAAATTCCAAAGTAAGATATTCTCCTACCCTCTTCTCTTCTGTAAATCAAGAGACAGGATATAAGACTCTTGATGGTAGTAACGTACTACCTACAAAGTTTCATAGTATCAAAGACGCAAAAGAACATATTGAAAACTACAAGAGTCAGTCTGAACTGGTATACGGTAACACTCAATACCCCTACTGTTATATTTCCGACACATATGAGGGAACAGTCAATTGGGACATGGATCAAATACTGATCGTGACATTGGACGCTGAGGTAAAATGCGAAAATGGATTTCCTGACCCAAAGGCTGCAAATGAAGAGATGTTGTCTATTACCATCAAGAATCATCAGAACAAGAAGATTGTGGTGTGGGGTATCGGTGAGTTTACAACAGATCGTGATGACGTTACTTACATTCAGTGCGAGAGTGAAACGCATCTACTAAAGGAGTTTCTAGTATTCTGGGAGAAGCATCAGCCTGACGTTATCACAGGATGGAATACAGAGTTCTTTGATATACCCTATATCTGTAATCGTATCAAAGAACTATTTGGTGAAGATGAGATCAAACGTCTATCTCCTTGGGGTGGTGTAACAGAACGTGAAGTCTATAAGATGGGACGTAATCATCAGACATATAACATACAGGGTGTTGCCGCACTAGACTATTTGGATTTGTATAGGAAGTTTAGTTATACTGCACAAGAATCCTATAGACTAGATCACATTGCAAAGGTGGAACTTGGTGAGGGTAAGGATGGTAATCCATACGATACATTTAGTGAGTGGTATCAGAAAGATTTTCAATCATTTATAGAATATAACATCATGGACGTAGAACTTGTTGATAGTTTAGAGGACAAGTTGAAACTCATTGAACTGTGTCTCACTATGGCGTATGATGCAAAAGTTAATTTTACTGATGTACTTGGTACAGTACGATATTGGGATATTTTAATTTATAACTATTTGCGTGAGAAGAAGATTGTAATTCCTCAGAAAGTAAAACATAAAGAAGAAGAGGGTAAGTTCGAAGGTGCCTATGTGAAAGACCCACAGGTTGGTATGCACAATTGGGTTATGTCATTTGACCTTAATAGTTTGTACCCTCACCTCATAATGCAATACAACATATCACCAGAGACATTACTTCCTAGTAAAAAACAAGACGGTCTGGTGAATAAGATACTGGAAGGAAAAGTAAAGAATACCACTAAACATTGTATGACACCTAACGGTGCGTTCTTTCGTAAGGACAAACGTGGTTTTCTACCAGAACTAATGGAGGGCATGTATAATGATCGTGTCAAATATAAAAAACTTATGCTCCAAGCTGAGCAAGAGTATGAAAATACAAAGGATAAAAAACTACTTAAAGACATTGCAAGATACAATAACATCCAAATGGCCAAGAAGATATCCCTTAATAGTGCGTATGGTGCTATTGGGAATAATTGGTTTCGGTATTATGATCTGTTGGTCGCTACAGCAATTACAACTTCTGGTCAATTATCTATACGATGGATTGAAAATGCACTCAATATCTATCTTAACAAGATACTCAATACAAAAGAGATTGACTACGTTATTGCAAGTGATACAGATTCGGTATACATCACTTTTGAGAAGTTGGTTGATAACGTCTTTGATGAGGGAACGGAAACTAAAAAGATCGTCAATTTCTTGGACACAATTGCAAATGAGAAGTTGGAACCTTTTATCAATAAAAGTTACACGGCACTTGCTAAAGAAATGAACGCATATGACCAGAAGATGGTCATGGCACGTGAGGTGATTGCAGACAAAGGTATCTGGACTGCAAAGAAAAGATACATTCTCAATGTCCACGATAGTGAAGGTGTGAGATATAAGGAACCTAAACTCAAGATCATGGGTATCGAGGCAGTCAAGTCATCTACGCCTGCACCTTGTCGAGACAAGATTAAGGATGCACTCAAGATCATAATAAATGGTAATGAGAAGGGATTAAACAATTTCATACAGGAATTTCGTGAAGAGTTTATGACGTTATCACCAGAAGAGATTGCATTTCCACGTAGTTGTAATGGTGTACAGAAATTTACAGGGGAATCTTCTTTGTATAAATCTGGAGCTCCAATGCACGTTAAAGGTGCAATACTATATAATTATCTACTCAAGAAAAACAAACTAGATAATAAGTATCCATTTATCCAAGAGGGTGACAAGATTAAATTTATTAATATGCGACAACCAAACATCTATCAAAGTACTGCATTTTCTTTTATCGCTGGTTTCCCAAAGGAACTTGACATTGTAGACAAAATAGACTACGATGTACAATTCACTAAGAGTTTCGTAGAACCTCTTAAATTTATCACAACTAAAATCAGTTGGTTAATTGATGACAGTTATGGAACGCAAGGATCATTGGAGGACTTTTTTAATTGAAGAAATTATTACCCGAAAGATTACAGTTACCACTCACAGACCCATTTCATAGTGTCGATGAACATAACGAAGAGCTCTATCAATACTTATCTGAAAATCTAGATGAAGGTGGAAGACCTACTCTAGATGATATTAATTTTGTAAAAACAACTGACAAGTATGGTAGAATGGTTTTTCGTAGAACTCTTGCAGACTATATCACAAGAGAGAAACCAGACTTTCCATTTAAGACTTGGCCTAAAGAAAATGTAATTAAAAAGTTTCAAGGTCTTGTATCATATGATTGGACAAAGTGGATATCAAAACGTGATAAAGAAGATGTGTTAGAAAAGTATGATGATTACAAGTATCCTTATAGTGAATACGGACTAGGTGTTATTGATGCTCCACCCATATTCAATTCTATAAGTGATTCATTTATGAATCCTCTAAGACTTGCATGTGGTTCTTACGGTTATAAATCTCCAGTTCAGAGATGGAATGAAGGTGATAACATCTGGGGTGTATTTGGGCCTCTGTGGAGAGGTATCAACGACACTTGTGAGTTGAACTATATAACCTATTTGGGTGCATTTAGACTTGGGACTTATATTGCAACACAATTCAAACCTACAGTTGCAAAGACAATCTATGAGATGACAGATGCAAAGACTGTACTTGATACTTCTATGGGTTGGGGTGATAGACTAACAGGGTTCTTTGCCTCTAATGCAACAACTTACATAGGGTGTGATCCTAATCCAAATACCTTTGCAAAATACAAAGAGATGATTGAGTTTTATCATAAACTCACTGGTGGTAATAAAACTGTTAAAATGTATAACTGTGGTGCAGAAGACCTACCTTGGGATGAGATAGAGAATATAGATTGTGCATTTACAAGTCCACCTTACTTCAGTACAGAAAGATATAATGAAGGTGGAGAGAAGGAAGAACTACAGTCTTGGTCAAAGTTTAATGAATATGACAGGTGGAGAGATGAATTCTATCTTCCAGTTGCAGAGAAAAGTTTTAACTCATTGAGTGATAAAGGTCATCTTCTAGTAAATATCCTAGACCCCAAAATAAAAGGTAAACGATATAGGAGCGGAGATGAACTTGTAGATAGTTTAAAAGACCATTTTATGGGTCAGGTTGGGATGCGTATTCAACAACGTAGTCAAGGGAAGTCAGTATTCAAAGATGAAAAAGGTAACTTTGATAAGGAAGCTATGACAAAATTTATGGATAAAGTTTATATAGAGAACGTATGGTACTTCTCTAAAGATAAGACCAGTGATATTTTTAAACACACAAGAACAGGAACATTGGAGGATTTTTTATAATGACACGACTTGATATATTTGCAAAAAGAACTCAAAGAATAATGAGAGATGCATTATTGAATGGTGATTTATATAACCCACATTTGTTTAGAACAACGAAAAGATTATTCTATCATGCAGTGACGGAATATGGAATTAAATCCTCTGGATTATGTTCAATTCAAAAACCAGTTGGAATGACAATAACAAACTTCAAAGTTGAATATGATATAGATGATGATCATTATAATCCACCAGAATTTACATCTCTATATATGTTTGCACATCCAGAAAAATATTTGATAGATACACCAGAAGCATTAAAAAATATGACCAAAATTTTTGATCATTCTGCAACTACACGTATGGTTACAGGCACACAGAATGAAAATTTAAGTAAAACCTCTGGAAAAATTGAGAAAGGTATTATAATAAAAAAGGCATTATGTCCTACAAACGAAAAGTATTCTTTTATTGGTATAGATGTTTTATATAACATAAAAACTGGACAACCAATTTCTGTAAAAGATTGTGGTTATGTTCCAAACACATTGATTGAATGGGAAAAGAAATTTTGGAATGAAGAATTTAAATTTCCTATGAAAGAAACGACAGGCCCTTTAGAGGATTTTTTTTAAATGAAGGACTGGCAAAAAGGAATAGAGTTAGATTCTCTACTAGAAATGGAAAAGATATGGTCTTCATATAATGACAAAGTACTTTCACCATTTCTTGAGATGAAAAAGAACTCTATTGCGAGTGCATTAGATAAAGGTCTATATGAACATACAGATGACTATGCAGTATTCTCTAACGTATTTAAGTCTAGGTCTAAGATAAAAATGTATTCTGGTTATGATATTCCTATAGCTTCAGTAGAGGTGGGTGAACGAGTTATCTATAAGATTGTATATAATAATATATCCAAGATTAAAGAGAAACTAAAATCCTATGAAGAGAATACTTTTGTATACATCTTTGAGGAATCTAGTGAGGAAAAGGATATAGTCAAAACTTGTGGGTATGAAAAAGTTGGGGTAAAGATTAATACTTTTGGTGATGTCCTTGGTGTGTATTTTAAGGGAGAACCAACACCATTTGGTAAAAGAGAATTTCCAGAAAAAAACAAAATCCTCAAAGAAGAATATTATGTTCTAAGAAAAATGAATATTCCCAACATTACTGATTTATGTGAGTCTATAAAACTAAAACTAAAAGAAAAAGAAATAGAATTTACAAATCATTATTCTAATTATAATAAGAAAAATTCATGGAGTGCAATATCACTCAGAGGTTATACAGAAGATTTTAAGTTCATTACAAAACCAGAAGAGATGAATAAGAAATGGAAAGAACAAAATAAGGATGTTGATTTTAGTTTACAGGACACATCTCTAAGAAAAGATTTTCCAGAGGTAGAGGAAATTTTAAGTCATCTAAAGGCGGTTCCCCATAGAATACGATTTATGAATCTTACACCACAAGGTGGAGAGTTGCAGAGACATACTGATCAGGTTGACCCTGATGCTGGAGTAATAGATTACAAATTAATGAGAGTACATTTCCCTATTGTTACTAATGAAAATGTTATATTTGAACAATGGGATTGTGAAGGATATAACGAAAAGATTCATATGAAGTTAGGGGAATGTTGGTATATAGATGTTAGGAAACCCCACAGGGCAGTCAATGGAGGTGACAGTTTGAGAACACACCTTGTTATTGACCTTGAGGCAAATGACTATTTAAGGAGTTTACTATGAACCTAACCCCTGTAGAAAAACATGATAACATATACTTTAAACGTGATGACTTATTTTGTCCTTATGGTGATGTTAATGGTGGTAAAGTTAGACAAACTATAGAATTGATAAAGAAACATAAACCTAAAGGAGTTATTTCTGCGGTATCGGTACATTCTCCAACAGGCCCAGTAATTAGTAGAGTTGCGAAGGAATTTGGTATTCCTTGTATTATTGCAGTTGGTGGTACGAAAGAAGATAATTTAAATAAACTTCCTATGATGAAACTAACAAAGGATTGGGGTGGAGATATACGAATAGTCGCTGGTCATGGTATGAAGAATGTAGTATCAAGTAGAATGAAAAACATACAAAAAGAGGTAGGGTATTTTGATATGGATTTCAGTCACCACATTTTTAGTGACAGTGATTTGATGTTTGATACTAATTCATATCAAGTACAAAATATTCCAGATGAATTAGATGTTCTTGTCATGTCATTGGGAGTAGGTATTCAATTTTCTTGTGTATTAAAGGGATTGAAAAAATATAATAAAAAGGTAAAAAGAATTATTGGAGTACAGGTTGGGCCTGATAGACGAAAACTTATAGACAGTTATTTGAATCAAGACCCTCTATTTGAAGAACCATTTGATTTAGAATATGAGTTATATCAAGATACTTCAGCTTATAGTAAGACTGTAGAATATAACATAGGTAACTTTCAGTTAGATGATATATATGAGGGTAAGGCATATAAGTGGATTTTGCAAAATATGGATTTAAATCAAAAGATTTTGTTTTGGTGTATTGGTAGGAGATTGACAAATGGAGTGGAATAGATTTATTCTAGGTGATTGTTTTGATATTATGAAGGAAATGGAAGATCAATCTGTAGACTTTGTATTCACTAGTCCACCAGATATATCACAAGGAGATTGGGATAATAATATAGAAAGTTACCAAAACTTCCAGAAAAAAACAACAGAAGAATGTTCTCGTGTATGTAAAGATGATGGTTTTATTTTGATAGCTCAAACTGACCGAAAAATTAATGGAGAAATATTAACAAACCATATTACCTATTATCAAAATATGNTAAGGTTGGGATGGAAATTAAAGGATTATAAAATAGTTGTTAGAAACTATCCNGTAGATAAAAAAGATATGTACACTTTTAATTATCAACACTGTTTAATATTTACGAAAAAAGGTAAATTTAAANGAGGTGGAGATATACTTAAAAATATTTTAGTATATGATACAGAAAAAATGAAAGGTCTACAAGGCCCACTCAATCTTCATATATGGAATGAATTTTTTGTCGAACTTATGATTAATACTTTATCTAAAGAAGATGATAAAGTGTTTGATCCATTTTCAGGCTCTGGGGTTGTAGGACACGTTGCAAAAAGATTGAATAGACAATATCTAGGTTGTGAATTAAATGAAGACGTTTTTAATGAATCTCAAAAAAGAATAAAAAGTGACTTGACTTTCATAACCCCATAGAGTATTATTATATATAGTAAAACAAGAGTGTAATGACCACTTAATCCCTTAATAGGTATTAGACATTGCCCTCAATATAGGAGAAAAAAATGAGTATTACATTAAAAGATGCGTATGGAGATGACGCAATATTAAAACTATTTCCAAAACCAAACTATTCACACATATCAACAAATATCAAAGTAGGCGATGCAATATGGATTCCATTTGATGACATATACATTGATGATGATGAAGGTAATATTGCCCGATCTGATGGTCAAGACCCATCTCATCTTGAAGATTTGAAATTTTCATTTAGTAATGGTATTTTAGTAAATGAGGAACTTGGTGCAGTTGTACGACAACCAGAAGGTTCACACACACCATACAAATTACTATATGGTTATGGTAGAACACTATCTCAAGACTCGTTGGGTGCAAAAGGTTGGGCATTTAATCTAATTGATGCAAATCAAACTGAACAAGAAGATATCGCAAGTTTTGAGAACGAACCAAAAGCTCCTAAATTGATTAATAAAGAACAAGATATTATTCGTCTTAAATCTAAACAAGTAAAGGAAAAAAGGATATCCAATAACGAAGATGATATCTATGCAAACTTGAAGAAAACCTATCCACGTAGGAAGAAACCTTCTTTGGATAGAATTGCGGCTGGTATTTTTGAAGAAAATGATACACCTGTTAAGTTTGCATACTACACAGATGCAAAGATTAAACAGTGGAGAAAAAATCACTGTGCAGAATGGTTTGAAATAGGTGGTAAGTGGGATCAAACTCTACAATCATATGGTTATACAACAATCATTGGTGGTCTTTATAGAACATTTCATAGAGCAAGGCAGAACTATCATGAAGGTAAATTTGTATCTTATGTAAATGCATTTACTGGTCAAGTGTCAAAAGGTTCTACTCTAGAACAACAAAGAACATCAATCATCAATGAGTATATAAAATTAAGAGTTATTGATGCCCTTGTTTATGATAGCGATGTAAAGTTTTTGTCATTAAATGGTTTCT